ATCGCGTCATTTTGACCGACAATAATACATAATTTTTCCCCTTTCGTCAAAGAAAAGTCGCCTTGAGTCCAGGCGCCCCACCCGGTGGAACGGGTGGCGTCCGAGGTCTGCATCCCCGCAGACGCCCCATATGCCTTGATTGTATACGTTCCAGTTTCAGGGACAGTCCATAGCTGGAACCCTTGTTTACCTGATATTTCGTTAAACCACGCAGTATTTTGTTCCCATATCTCGGAAGCATATGCAGCTTTCATTTGGGTGAAAGTAGGACCATATCGACCCGTCGCGAGGCAGTTCGTGAACGTATGTGAGCTAAAGGTGAAGAGTGCTGCACTCCCCACGATATTGATTGCCCTATCTATGAACAGTCCACTACCATTATCAGTCAATCGGAATGTTACACTCGTCGTACCCACCGCCCCGATAGTACCTGTTATCGCACCCGTACTCCCGGTAAGAGTAAGACCCGCAGGTAAGGCGGTACTCGAAGGTGCTACAGAGAATGTCCTACTGGTACCACCACCACCGTCTGTACCTGCGAGTGTGTTTGTCGTGGACGCGCTAGTATCGAAGGTCAGGTTCGCGCCAGCCGCAGTGGTCCACCCAACCGCAAACCCAATCGTAGCAGTACTGGTCGCAACCAGACCCGATTTGGCGTTAACTCTAATTTTATACGGTTGATTTGCGACGGTGAAGAAACCGCTCGCCGGTCCAGATTTTCGTCCAATGTCTGTGTAGGCCGACCCGTCATAATAATACCACCTACCGTACGCACCAGAGGCATCAGTAACTTCTGCAGAGGTCGGGAGCCTAACACCAGTTGGTGTAGGCAGGCCCCCGGACGCCACGGCTCCCACATAATTAGTGGCCATGTCGTAAAGCTTCCAACGAAGAGCACCATCAAAGGCGAGAGAAAACCTATTCACACTGGAATTAATTGCCTGTGCCTCAGCCTGTGATAAAATAGGCTCCCCCATCTTAAAAGTCACCTGGGTCCCGGCAGCGTTTGGTGTCGTATCGAAAACACTGTATAGGGTTCCATCAGCACCTTCGAGTTGTACCGTCGATCCACTACCGATACCTGAACCCGTAGCCGTGAATACCTGGGTTGATGTATCAAAAACAAAGCCGGAGTCGGTTACTGAGTTGAGGTCGAAGATATAGGCGGCACCGGCAGTGGTCCCTCGCGTGTCCTCTCCATACGCCCCCACGATAGCCTTCAACCCGTTCCCGCTCATGGCGACGTGGTAGCCAAACATGTCAGTCGCCTGCTTATCCGATGCTACAATCTTCTGTTCTTGAACCCACGACGTTCCATTGTAGGTGAAGACATAGGCGGAACCAGCGTTGCTGATGTTATTAGGGTCCTCATACCGCGCCCCCACGAGAACCTTCGTCCCGTCCGAGCTCATGGAGACACTATAGCCGAAATGGTCACTCGCCTGTATATCATCTGACTGTAACATCACCTCTGACCCCCAAGACCCACCACTGTAGGTGTATATGTAGACTTTACCGGAGTTGCTACCAGCCGTCTCGTTGCTGTCCGCCCCTATGATAACCTTCGTCCCGTCCGAACTTATGGAGACGCTCCTACCGAAGTAGTCATGATGATCTCCGTCCGATGCCTGAAACTTTGCTTGTTGAGACCACGACGATCCATCGTAGGTGAAGACATAGGCGGCACCGGCGGCGCTGCTGCCGCTGCTGTTATCACTATAATACGCCCCCACGATAGCCTTCGTCCCGTCCGGGGAGAGTTGGAGCCCTTCGGATCCGAATTTGCCACTCGCCACTGCAACATCTGGAAAAATCTTTGCTTGTTGAGACCAAGACCCACCACTGTAGGTGAAGATATAGGCAGCACCGGAGTCGGAGGCACCCGTGTCCTCCCTCTGCGCCCCCACGAGAACCTTCGTCCCGTCCGAGTTCATGGAGACACCCTGGCCGAAGTCGTCACTCTGCTGTGCATCCTCGGCCTTAATCATCGTACCCGTATCCCACGACCCACTACTATAGGTGAAGATATAGGCGGCACCAGAGTCGCCAGCACCCGTCGAACTGGATTGATTGGCGGTGCTATCCTCCGAGGGTGCCCCCACGATAACCTTCGTCCCGTCCCCAGAGATGGAGACGCTGTAGCCAAAATAGTCATTCGTGGACCGGTTCGGTGCCACAAGCTTCTCTTGGGACCAAGATCCACCACTGTAGGTAAAGATATAGACGGCCCCGTAGTTTTGCGGGGCCTCATTACGCGCCCCCGCGATAACCTTCGTCCCGTCAGCGCTCATGGAGACGCTCCAGCCGAACTGCTCACCCGCCAGTCCGTTCGATGCCGTAATCTTCGTACCCGTGTCCCATCCAGTCGTAGACCCACCACTAGTAAGTGTAGTTATTGGTGAAACACCAGTGACCGTAGGTTGTTGGGCGATGGGAGCCCACCCCGTCCCCAGGTACGATTCCATAAACCCAATTGTAGAATTATAACGGATCATACCTGTCGTAGGGTTTGATGGTCTCTGTGCTGTAGTACCAACACTTATACCCACACCTCCGGTTCCGGTCACCACAAATCCTTTAGACTCAACACGACCTGAAACCACCAATTCAGCCGTCGCTGAGATGCTCACACTAGCACCCATACCGCTATGGGCCGTACAGTAATAGTACAGTGTTGTAGGGGCACCAGCGGGGACTATAAATGTTCGTGTCTGATTACTCGCATATGTACCCGTACTTGTTATACCTGTCGTGTAATACGGATCTGAATTAGTCGTTCCATCATTTGAATTTGAGGAATCGAATACAAATGGGTGACCTGAAAGAGTCGAACTAGATAGGTCGAAAATATAGGTTTGGCCTTGGTGGAGTTCCAAGACTGGTTGGAGGTATCCATCGATATAGTATTTATTACCACCACTGGCATTCGTCATCGTAACAACGAATGTCTTGGTCGTACCCAATGTCATAGCGTTACTCATAGTCGACGTGGGACATGATACACTTCCTGGAAATGTTGTACTAATCGTCATCTATTATAACTCGATACTTTTTTTAACAGTATGGGACACTCTTAAAAAAATGGTTTTATAAAATGTTTAGAAACTTAGAGTTGGAACGGTGGGCCACTCAACGTCCTTGAGTTTTCCATCTTCGTCGAGTGTTGGACGGGCCGTCGTTGGGAGATTTCTGAGGGCCTGGCGGTAGTCTATCCAATTCTGGATATCCAGTTCGAAATGGTGTGGGTAATCTCGGGACACGTACTTGTCACTCTGGTCGAGGAGAGCGTTCCTCTGCTCACGCATTTTCTTGATCGCCTCGACATTCGTGAGTTTGTAGAGTGTATATTCATAAAAAGTATTACCATCGGGTTTCGCTACATTTTCAAAAACGACACTATCCCACGTGCTACCATCGGATGTATAGGGTTCACCCGGAAACATATTCTCTAATACTTGGGTCAGCATATACTTTACTGTGAGAATTATAATTTCGTAATAGTTATGAAGCCGTGTAACCCTGTATGGGTAGCAAAACTTCTATTGGTACTGGAGGATGCATATGACGTACCACCATATGCACCAGGGCTTACCATGTAGTCAGTGACAGCACCACCTGCGTACCCAGCACCACCACCAGCTTGATGCGCACCCCCACCACCCCCACCACCGAAACCACCACCAGTGAGTTGGTATTGACTGTGCCCATACCGACCACCATACGCACCATTACCGGGGGTATGCCCAGCAGAGACCATCGCCCAGTGCGCGGATATGTTACCACCATCATTTACCCAACCAGCACCACCACCAGCAGCGTATCTATTATAGACGCCACCGTTTGTGGTGGAGGCACCTTGTGATGTCCCACCGTTAGTACCATAGTTTGCAGAATTGTAGTTGCTTGGATTACCTCCACCACCACCACCACCGACAGCATATAACGTAGTTAGATTTTCACTCATAACCCATGATGCTCCAGCACCACCACCGGCGCCAACGTGACCACTATCTTGGCCGCCACTCTGTCCGACAATCATATTGATTTTTACACCCTTTGTGAAAGCAAAGTCTGCTTGAACATATGCTCCAAGTCCACCATTGTTCGCGCCTCCAGCGGGGCCGGCGGTATAGCCGCTGGGCCCGTTACCTGACGCCCCTCTAGCTCCAGCCACCTTGATTCGATACGTCGCTGTATCAGGAACAGTCCAAAGTTGAAACCCAGAGAAGGATGTATTTCCAGTATTAAAGTATGCGGTATTCGTCCTCCATGCCGCAGCTGAATAATCGTCGTGACCTGTTAAAGTTGCGAGGGCCGGACCGCTCCGTCCCGTTACCCCCGCATTCGTGAACGTATGTGAGCTAAAGGTGAAGAGTCCTGGACTCCCCACGATATTGATTGCTCTATCTGTGAACTGTCCACTACCATTATCGGTTAATCGGAATGTTACACTCGTTGTACCCACCGCCGCGATAGTACCTGTTATCACACCCCCGGCGGTCACCGGTTGGAGGCCTGATGGTAAGGCGGTACTCGAAGGTGCTACAGAGAATGTCCTATTGGTACCACCAGCACCATCTGTACCTGCGAGTGTTTGTGTCGTGGACGCGGTAGTATCGAAGTCTAGGTTCGCGCCAGCCGCGGGTGAGGTCCACCCAACCGCAAACCCAATAAGGGGGGTAGTACTGGTCCCACTCAGACCCGATTTGGCGTTGACTCTAATTTTATACGGTTGTTGTGCCACGGCATAGCCACCGGTCGCCCCGAGTGCCCCCATCTTAAAAGTCACCTGGGTCCCGGCAGCGTTTGGTGTCGTATTGAAAACACTGTATAGGGTTCCATCAGCACCTTCGAGTTGTACCGTCGATCCAGGGATAATATCTGAACCCGTAGCAGTGAATACTTGGGTTGCTGAATCAAAAATCTGGTTCGGGGTGTACTCGTATTTATAGGCGGCCCCGGCGTTGCTACCACCCGCGTCCTCATTGATCGCCCCCACGAGAAGCTTGTTCCCATCCGAGCTCATGGCGACGCTCCAGCCGAACAGATCACTCGTCTGTAAGTCCGTCCCCTGAATCTTCCGTTCTTCAACCCACGACGACGACGAACTATTGTAGACGAATTGATATGCGGCCCCGGCGTTGGTGATTACGGTGGTCTGTTGTGGCGCCCCCACGAGAACCTTCGTCCCGTCCGAGCTCATGGCGACGTGGTAGCCGAACAGGTCATTCGCCCCTGGGTCCGATGCCACAAGCTTCGCACCCGTATCCCAAGACCCACTACTATAGGTGAAGATATAGGCGGCCCCGGCGTCGGTACCACCCGTGTCCTCACCCTTCGCCCCCACGATAAACTTGTTCCCGTCCCCGCTCATGGAGACGCTCCAACCTAAATAGTCATTCTGCTGTTTATCCGATGCCTGTAGAATCTGCTCTGAACCCCAAGTCGAACCATCGTAGGTGTAGATATAGACGCAACCGTGATTGTAGTAGGACGGTGATACAGTGTCCACCGCGTACGCACCCACGGCAACCTTCGTCCCGTTCGAGTTCATGGAGACGCTGTAGCCAAAATAGTCAGCCTCCTGTTTATCCGATGCAAAAATCTTCGCTTCTTGAACCCACGCTCCACCACTCGCCGCCGCCTGCTTGGTGAAGATATAGGCGGAACCGGAGCTGTTGGTACCACCTGCGTACTCCCCGTACGCCCCCGCGATAACCTTCGTCCCGTCCCCGCTCATGGAGACGGCGTGACCGAACCAGTCATTCCCCCCTGG